TATACCAAAGTTATAATCTAAAATAAAGTTAGCATTGGCCTAAAAATATATACCACCATTTTCGTCACTATATTTTTCTTCTAATTCTGTAAGTGTAAATACACCATCTCCAACAGTAGTTGATGTAAACTCACCTGTGCCTATAAAATCTCCAGTCCACATAGGTCTAGATTTATTAGTATCGTCTTCAGCATACCATATGCCAGGTTCTAAAATTTCTGTTTCTATTACAGTAGTGCCTTCTACGTTTTGCCAACTAACAGTATTATAATATTGCTTTTCTAAGTCTACACCAAATGCAACATTTAACTTCGCACTAAGATCGACTTGATTTCCAATTCTAATATAATCTCTATAACCTTCATTTGCATAAGTTTGATCTTGATGTGAGAATGTTCCTTCATTTGAAATATCATTTGTAAAATAATCTGAATTATTATAGTTTCTACCTATAGTAATATAATCATTTCTAACAGCAATATTATATTTCTCACCTTTTTGAATACAATCATTGCTTTGCTCCAAATCGTAATTAAAACAATTATCGTAATCGTATTCGTATTCTGTAAACTTTCCTACAATACTAAAGTCTCCTACATCAACGTTAAACCTTGCAGTTTTATTGTTGTAGTAATCTTTTTCGTCATTGTCATTGCGAACACTTCCCATACTGTCTTTGACCATACTGAATTCTAATTGATCAATAGGGGCCACTCTAGCATAGTTTATGCCATCTTCTAATCTAAATGTGATACCTTTCTCAATGGTATCCTGTATTAATACTGTTCCTGCCATACTGCCTGAACCATATATTACACCGTTAGCACCTGATATAACTTTTACTGTTTGCCCACTTGCAAAATCATGTCCAAAGTCATACCAACTTGCACCTGGGTCGTTTGCTGGAATACCATTTACATAAACTGATGTGTGTGATGTTTGAGCACCACGTTCATTAAATCCAACAAAGCCACCATATCCACCTGCATTCCAAGTAAACATAGGCATAATGGCGCCCATTAAACTGCTATTTTCTACAGGGTCTGCCTTCACTGTTTTTTCTTGTTGAGCAGTTACAACAATCTCTTCAATCTCATCTGCATTGGCTTCACTTGCCCATAACATAAACAACATGAAAACAAATGCAAAATATAATGGACTGAAATTTATGTGAAAGTTTTTATCAAAATCGTTCATATTTTCTCCATAATATAAAATATTATTATACATTCAAAAGTTTATAAGTCAAGCGGAAATATACCATTTGAATACTTATCTACTTCTGAATTAATTAGGACGTCTTGGTTATGTTTTAGTATTGGCATCATATCCCAATACATTTCATGCAACTCTTCCAGAGATTTATTATTAAGTTCTTTAACGACGTCCATAATCATTTGAACTTTTTTATCTCCGTTTTCTTCGTTGTCATAATCTTCACTCCAGTAATTACTGAAAGTTTTAAAACCACATTCTTTTAAATATTCTAAAGTTCCTGATGTGGAATAAAGTATTTGTGGATGTAAGTAAAGCATAGGTCTTGTTGTTTTTTCTGTAATAAACATCTCATGATGATATGGTCTAAAGTGATCATTCAATTCAACATTGTGGCCAAATTGATCACATAATTGAGGACACTCTCCGCTTTCTGTAGTAACTGTAAAGTAACAGTCATTATACAAATATGTATAATCTCCTGTTTTGTTCCAATCTGTTAAATCAGAATCTTTTTCAAATATTTTAGCATATACTTGCTCCCAATCCCCTACTATATCAAATTGTATGGGTAGCATATCCTTTAGTTCTTGTTCTAGTGGATATTGTTTTTCTATTGGATAGTATAATGTGTGAAAGTAATGAAAACTTATTAAGTTGTTTTTAATATTTTCTTTTGTAAGTAATCCATTCTTCCACATATAATGTAAAAATACAATTCTATGCTGTATGCCTAGATTTGCATTTAAACAATTAAACTTTTTTGGTCTCAAATTCTTGTGTGCTTCTTTTGGAAATTTTAGAATATGATAGTATGGATTTGTTTTTGCATAAAGCCAACGACCAAAATCAGTGCTTCTGATATTAATTTTGCCTTCATTGGGCCTATGTATAGAATGCCATTTGTTGTAGTTATCTTGTAAGGTTGCGGCACCGCCGTGAAAAGTAATATTTTCTAAGGGTAAATTATATTTGTGTGCAAAATCATGAATAACATCACCAAACCATTTTCCGTTTACTACCCAAAGTGTGCCTTCTTGTGTATATTCAAAATACACATAAACATTTTCTCGGTTTGTGTTTTGCGAACAATAGTCGCGGAAATCCTGTGTTAAGGTTTCTGTGAAATTTTCGAAGTTTTCACGATCACGTTCAATGCAGTTGTTAAGTCTGTAGAAGAAATTTACTCTATTACTATGTCTTCCATTCCTGCCGTTCTCAACCTCGTTATGTGTCCTATTTGCCATTGCTTGGTATCCAACCCTTTCATTATGCCCAAGTATTTGTTTCGCAAAAGGCCAAATTGATTTGTGAGGTGTGTTAGGTCTATAACACTTTGTTCGCTGTCAACAAACTTTTCTGCGTCTCTACTTGATAATTGTCTATTATATGATTCTAAAAATTTTCTAAATGTCTTAGAACGTTCTTTGCGAAGTTCTATATTTAGATGTTCGAGGATCGCTTCAATCTCTTGTAACTGATTAAAGCGAAACTCTGTAATACCGGGAAGGGAAGCACTGGCTTTTTCCAGGCTCCCCTTTATTCTGCATTCATACTTGGCATCCTCTAATTCGTTTTCGTAATAGGCAATGGCGTCAACCATACTGCCTAAATCTTTAACGACATCGTTATACCAAGTAGCCATTATTCCCAATCCTCGTCTTCTTCCTCATCATCGTCAAATCCAATATCAAAATGGCTTACAACTGCCGCTTTCATTACTGAATCAAACTCCATAAGGTGATCCTCAACTTCAGAAATATCTACATTATCATCGAATGATCTAACAAGAATTTCTGCAATGTTAAGTCTTTCTTTCTTGGGGATATATGACTTAATACCTTCCCACGTATCATGTAACAATGCTACTTCAGGACTCATCTGCGTATTCCTCTATATCTGGTTCAAAATCATCAGGGTCTACTTCCTCTTCTGCTTCTTGCACTTTTGGATTTTGACCCCATTCGTCTATAATTACCTGAAGTTTATCTCCAGTCCAGCCTTTTCTGAATTCCTTAATTTCTTCTCCTGTTACAGGTGAAACATAAGAAAGTTTGTTACCGACTTTTTCGACGATATCCTTAGATTCTAGCATCTCCAATAGGCCACTATATGGATCCATGCCTGTTTCGTAAGGTATTTTTACTTGAACGCCTTCAAAAGGTTTACTGTATCGTGACTTCATCACTTTACATGCCGCTCTGATTCCTTGCACCGTAGACACTTTGTTACCATCAAGATCCTCTTTTAGTTTGAGTTTCTTCATTGCAACTACAATACTACTTGCATAGATAAATCCTTGTCCACCTGATATTTTATCATCTGGATCGAACATATCTTGTGATGCATAAGTATGGTTAGTTGCCACTAGTGCTATGGGGAAAGGTGCAATCTGGTTGACTGTGTTTCTAACCAAGGCTGTCAGTGCCTTTGGCTTTCTACCCATGTCACCTTTCATGTCACCTTTTTCGAACTGTGCAACGTCAGTAGGTGTTAATAACATTCCTAAACTATCAACAACAAACACTAACTTTGGCATTTCTTCGTATGGAAGATCAGAGTAGTTTGCTTTATAGTCTTTCAAAAATTCTGATATTGCTTTTGCAACATCGTCAATCATTGAAACACTAATTTTTAATAGTTTCTCAGGACTAGTATCAACATCTAATGCTTGAAGCCAGTGTTCATCAAGTGCGTTTTCTGAATCGAATAACACCACTTGACAACCTGCCTCTTGTGCATTTTTTACAACGTTGCCAGAACATATAAATGATTTCCCTGAACCAGACTCACCAGCAAACACACTTACTTTACCTAGAGGAATACCTCCATTAAAGTCACCACTTATTAAGTAGTCAAGTGTGTAGTTACCAGTGCTTATCCAATCTTTAGGGTCATGGAATCCTGCACTGATACCACTTATACTTTTAGTGATTCCAGTTCGGAACTTTGTTAAGTCAAAAGGTTTCTGCATGATCTACCTCCTTAAGATGACTGTCTGTTTCTGATCATATTCAGAATGTCATCAGCCGACTTTTTACCAACATCCTCACTAGCACTTGCTGGTGCTGGTGCAGGCGTTTCAGCAACTGGTTCAGCCGCTGGTGCAGGAGCAGGTGTTTCTACAGGAGCCACACTCTCTGTTGCAGGCTCTGATACTGCTGGAGCAGGTTGAGCCGGTGCCACTGTTGATTGTGTGCTTGTTCCTGTATCAAGTCCATAGGGTTTGTAAAAGTTCCCCCATTTTGCAGGGTCATATAACTCCCCATCAACTGATGCTTGGAACATTTCTGCTATTGCTTGGACGCCTTCTGCTGTTGGTTTAGCAGGTAAGAAATCATTCAGATTAAATAGTCCATTGCTGTCAATTGCCGCAAGTTGTGACTCATCTAATGCACTTTCTTTTCTTGCCCATTTAGATGTGCTGTAATCTGCGTATTGACCTTTAGTTGTTTTCGATAAACGGAAATCTGTTCCATTTACATAATCAGTTGGTAAGTTCTCCATTTCTGGGTCCATCAATGCTGATTTGATAATGTTAAAGATTTGCGGTCCAATAACAAAACGTCTGATAGGATTATCAGGTGCTTCTTCGTTAAGTGGATTTTCGTTTACAAAGCCTTGGAAAATGTAAGAACGTTTTTTCCAATACTTTCTGCCCATATCTTCAAGACTTGCGTCTTTGAACCAAGGACGAACCTCAGTTAATACAGGACATGTTTCGCCCCACATTTCCATACAAGGAACTTGAACGGTTACAGGTTTCTGTTCACCGCCAACAACTCCAGGGAATGTTAAACGAATCATTTGTCGTTCTACCCAAAAGAACGTGTTATTTAGATCGTCGTCAGGTAAGAACCTAAGAACGGTGCTTGTTCCTTCGTCGATATTCCAAAAAGGGTAAATTGCTTTATCGCTTTGAGCAGGTGAACTACCAGGTTTTGATTCCATTGATTGTAGTTTTGCTCTTATTTCTGCCAATGATGCCATAATGTATCTCCTATTTTATGTGCCATGTGCGTAGTGTGTTTATTCACTACTGTTTCTTATATTAATGCCTAAGTGTAACTTTGTCAACCTATTTTTGCAAATAAATTTTCTAAATTACAATGTTATTTATTAAATGCTGTTAAAATTCTACTGAAAAACGGTCCAAAAACTTCTCATATGATTCCATATAAGACATTGGCTCACCTTTAACTGGTCTATTACCAGCACTTAACAATGAACTTTTGATTGCTCTGTAATCAAAGTCGCTCATTTGTCCTCCACTGCTAAGACGTTTACCGCAATCACGTAAGTAGTTGCCAAGCCTTTCGTCTTTTGCACTGAAGCCTAATTGACTAACCTGATGTCCTAATTTGGCATTAGGTGTGTCAAACTGTAATAATTCTGTTTCTTTGAGCATGTCAACTGCATTGTTAAACTGCTCGTTTTCTATTGCATTCATTATATGTGATTCAAATGCTTTCTTTCTTAAATTTAATGTGCGTAAATTATCTATAACGTTTGCAACTTTATCATCAAAATGTGTTTCAGTAAATAAAGATTGGATGTCGGAGTCATCTTCTTCTAAATTATATTTTTCTTGATTAGATAAACTTTCTACTGCTGATGCATAAGTTTTTGCACCTTGTAATTTTTTAAATGTTTCTCTGATGTTGTTAATGTTTTCTATTGCTAAGTTTACATACTCTGCATTTGCTTCATTAACAATGTTTGACCTTTTAACATAAACTATAAATTCACGTAACTTAGATAAATCTCTAGCCATGTCTACTATAGATTCTCCAATCTCATCAAACACTTCACCGCCTTTTTGAACATGTCTAGCCATTGCTCTAGCCATTGCTAAATTGTTCTCAGGTAATTTAAATCTTTCTTCTCCGCGTTGAATAAAAATACTGTGTATATTTCTACTTCTAGAACCGCGTATCTCTTCGTCTATTGCTTTTTTATGCTTTAATACTATCTTTACATTCTCTAAAGGTTGATAACTTGTTTTAGTAGAACCTGACAGTTTGCCTAAACTAGCCTCCATTACGTCTGCCATATCTTTCTCCGAATTCTTTTCTGCATCTTGCAACTCGCCTTTTGGTTTTAATCTCTTTCCAAAAACATTGTAGTCGAAATTTAGTAAGTAATCTTTGCTTAATTCTTTAAGCATAGGTCTAACTTTGTGATCAGTTAAATCTTCACTTGTATTTAAAATGATAGAATTTTTGTTTAAATCTAATCTAACTAATATGTTAGGTTCTTCCACAACAAATCTTGTGCTTTCCTGAGGATTTACTTGATTATTTCCTTCAACGTCAAAAGTTTTAACTTCGTAGCCAAAACCTTTAAGAAGATTAAATATTTTTTCTGAAACTTGTTTTTTATTAGTTGCCATACAACTATTTATCTAAATTATCCCAATTGGCATAGGTCCGTCGGAGTCATCAAAATCATCTTCATATAATCCATCAGCACCTAATCCACTGTTTACTTGATCGTAAACATGTTCTTCGAATGTTCCTATGTATTGGATCATTCTAATTGCAATAACTAAAGACATAACTAAATCGTCGTATTCGCCTGGTTTTGCCGCAAAACTGTTTGCTCTAGATACAAAATTCTTCAATTCTGATATTAACATTTTGCTTTTTAGTTTAATTTTATCTTGTTCAACTAGACGTTTTAAAAACAAACAGCCTTCTATTTTACTTTTATGTGTAGTATGAAATCCTTTTCTACCTTTCTTACCTTGTATCTTTTTAGGTTCGTGTAAGAAATCTCCAGGAAATGTTTCTTCGCCTGTATCTCTGATTACTACAAGAGCCGCTTCACCAATAGTATTATTCTCAACTGTCCAGTAAATCTGTTCGCATTTGCATTCTTTCAGATACATCATTATATCAAGCATTGCTTTCATTTGACCTTCTACAGGAGTTTTATTGTGACACCATTCTGCAATTTGTGTCATTGTTGAAAGTTCTAATACTTGTATAGCCGCATTATCTCCACCTGTTCCTGAACTAGGGTCTAATGCTACTACAAATATAGAATCAGGATCTGGTTGTTTATACCATCGTGTTTGTCCCATTTTAAGACTTGGTTCAACACCCTTCATTTCTAAAAGTTTTAAAGCATCTATAAGTGTTTCATCGTAAATAACAAATTCACATTCATGCTCACGTCTAAAACGTTCTTCTCCAATTCTGCCTCTTTCTTCAGTTGCCCAACCGGCATCTCTGTCTGGGTGTTCTTCCCATTTGGCAATCATAGGTTTGAATCCGTTCACTCCTACCTCTTGCTCGTTACCATGCTCATCAAACATTTTGTTTGCTTGTTGCCAAATCATAGCAAATGTATCATCGTCACTGTTAGGTGTGCTAGTAATAATACATTTACCACCTGTTGCTAGTGTTGGTGATAGTGAAGTCCAAAACTCTTTGGCTATTCTAGGTGGAACGAATGCAAACTCATCTAAGTATATTAATGAAAGTGACATACCTCTACCAGTGTTTTCTGTAGTGGTAGCACTTATTATTCTAGAACCATTATCCATTGTCAGAGAGCCTTTATTGTATTCTGTGACACCTGCTCGTATATGGTTAGGGCAACTTTCGTATGCATACCTTATACGTTGCATAATCTCACTAGCACCTGCTTGTTTATGTGCCGCAACTAATATTGTGCTGTCAGGCTTAAACATTGCATACCACAACAAGTATCCTGCCGCCACAGTAGTTTTACCCATCTGCCTACCCAGCATGTTAATACTGTATCTGTAATTATTGTAGTTTACTACTAAATGCTCTTGATAATCGTAAGGATCAAAATCTATGCCTCCTAGAGTAGGATGTTGGATTTTCATATGCTCTTTCATGAAATGCAGAGCGCCTGTTTCTTCGTTACAGCAGGCCTCAAAATCCTTTAACTGATCTGCAGTCATAGGGACTTTCTTAAAACCTTGCTTTATAAGACTGGTATCTGCGGTTCCTCTTGCCATACTAGTATTTAGTTGATGTTTTCTGCTTCTTCTACTAAATCTAGTTGTGGTGATTGTGTAAGATTGTATGTTCTTATATAATCGGTTAAAAATTCAGCAATAGCAAGATGCCCTGCTTGATCCGGATGCATGCCTACAGGTTCAATAGAGTGCTCTAAACTGAAATCGACTCCTGCATATACATGAGCAGATATAAGTCGATTGGTATTTACAAATTTTTTATAATATTTGTCTAGTATTTTTTTATATTTAGGATCTCGCCCTCCTGTCCAAGACATTACATAACGTATGTCATTTTGATGGAAATAGTCTGTCATTTTATTAAGTTGTTGTAATGTAATTTCTAAATTAGTTAGTTGAGAACTTTTTAATTGTAAAGCAATAATCTTTTCATGTGAATGCCTTGCAATTTCTCCTTCTGCTATTTCTTCCATTGGAACTTGTTCTGCGAATTGATCACTAGATAGATAATCGATATCTTTTTTAAGTTTCACATATATAGATTTATATGCACTTGCTTCTATTTCTATATATTGTCTATCTCCTCTAAATGCTATGGGTATAATTGAATAATCTTTATCAAAATTCTTATCAGTAAACTATGGTTCAGGTGGTGGTTTCAGTATTCCAAGCATACCTTTCGCAGGTTTGAAAA